AACATATCTTACCAATTGCCCTAATGCTGGAAATGTTGAGTGGATTGTAAATTATATTAAAAAAACAGAAGAAAGAACTTGTGAAAATACTGAAGCAGACGCAAGAGCTAAAATGTTGTGCTATTTAAAAGAAAATAAATTAATATAAACATGGCTAGACCAAAAAACTGTGGAAAATGCAACAAACCTAAGAGACCGAAAGGCAAGAAATTCAAGGAACTTGAGGGTTATTGTGAGTGTGGTAGACCAACAGTAATGACAAAAAATGTACTTGCTAAACTGGAGGATGCATTCATGTTGGGCTTAAGTGATGTTAAAGCATGTGCATACGCTGATATAAGTACGGATGCACTATATGATTATCAGAAGTTAAATCCAGAGTTTACCGACAAAAAAGAACGTTTTAAGCTCAAGCCAGACTTGAAGGCACAGCAAACAGTTGTGACAGCCCTTGGCGATCCTCAACACGCATGGAGATGGCTAGCATCAAAGGACAAAGACTTTATGCCAGCAAGTAAGGTTCATCACACCGGATCAGTTGAGGTTTCAGACTTAATAGAAGAGATGAGTGATGAAGAAAAGAAAGCTATTGCTTTATTACGAACAGCAAGAAGAAAGAGGATTGAAGATCGAAGTAAAACAATGGAGAATTAATTAATAAACAAAAAACCTATGGGATTCTTTAGACAAAAACCATTCAACAAGAAAGTTCCTGTTGATGACTCAATCGAAATTAAAAACGAGAAGCCACCAATTTATAAAAGTGTAAGAAAGTTTTTGGGAGTAAAAGAGATCAATGCATTCTTTACATACGGTGAAGTGATTTACAATCCAGCAGAACTCCCAGTACCCGGAGACATTATCGTCCATGAAAAAGTACACATGAGACAACAAAAGGTTGAAGGCATGACACCAGCAATATGGTGGGGTAAATGGTTAAGAGATGAGAAGTTTAGAATTGATCAGGAAGCAAGAGGTTACGCCGCACAGCTCGTAGCAGTCAGAAAGGTATTGAAGGACAAAAATGCTCAAGCAAGAGTATTACACAGCTTCGCAATGAGTTTAAGTGGTCCATTATATAAGAATGTTATCGGACACAGCGAAGCAATGATGTTAATTAGAAGTTATGCTAAATAAATATATGACATGTCAACATCAATTTAATAAAATCAAAGAAGTTACAAGACCAGTCCAACACATGGGTAGTGAAACAGGAACGATTGCAAACAGGTGGGATGATGAATCAGGTGCCATGGTTGGATGTGCATTATGTGGAGAGGTAAGGATAATTTGGGAGGACGGACAAATTGAAATAACACAAGAATCAAATGTCACAACCGAAACAAAAACAGGAACAGATAGGTAAACAAGAGGCTCAAGAAAATAAAGAGGCATCAAAATTACTAGCCGATCAAGATTGTGATGCTTGGATTGATTACTATAAGATTAAGAATGAGAAAGGAGACCCGATCGATTGGTACAATCATCAGTTCCAAATAGACATCTACAATGATCAAAGTAAAAATTTGGTTGTGATGAAGGCTGCTCAAATTGGTTTAAGTACACTTGAAATCATTAAGAACTTCCGAGATGCTGAGTCAAACAAGATGGACATTATTTATACACTCCCAACTGATCAAGATGTGGGGGTTTTTGTTGGTGGTAAGGTCAATCGTATCATCGCCAACAATCCTCACTTCGAGGTACTAACAAAAGACAAAGACACGATTGAGCAAAAGAGAGTTGGTAAGTCAATGATTTATTTTAGAGGGACATGGAGCAAGAAAGCTGCGATCATGGTTACTGCAGACAGACTGGTTCATGATGAGAAGGACTCGTCAAAGCAAGATGTTGTTGCTGATTATCAGGCACGTTTGCAACATTCAAAGTTTAAACAGACGCATGTGTTTAGTCATCCGAGTGTAACAAATAGTGGTGTTCACATTGAGTGGAAGATTAGTGATCAGAAAGAATGGTTTATAACCTGCCCACATTGTCAGTATCAACAGATACTAACATGGAATGCTGAAGATCCCAAAAAGATGAGCATTAATATGGAGAAAAAAAGATTTGAATGCAAGAAATGTCATGGAGTGCTTGAGAATAAAGACAGACGAATTGGAGAATGGAAACCAAGGAAAGGAAAAGAGAATGCAGAATACTCAGGCTACAGAATTTCTTTATTGATGGCTCCTTGGGTATCGGCAAAAGATATCATTAAAAAATACAATGAAGTTGTTGAGGGTAAACAGACAATGGACTTTTTCTATAACAAAATTCTCGGTCTCCCCTACTCAGGCGGTGGAAATAGTGTGACGGAAGAAATGATTAAAGGAGCGGTCACCAAAGAAGAAAACTTAATGAAAGGAAGAATGGTCATTGGTGTTGATACCGGAATTAAACTTAGATACACATACGGAAACAAACAAGGATTGTTGGGGTACGGAGAGATGACTGACTACATGCCAGACGGAACAAATAAATTGGCATTGAATCAAACATTAGAATACTTTTTAAAAGTCTTTCCAGATAGTGTCATGGTGATTGACCAAGGTGGTGATATCATTGGGGCCAGAAAATTAAGAAAAGCGTATCCGGGTAGAGTGTTCCTTTGTCATTATGCAACAGACAGAAAGACGATGCAGTTGATCCGTTGGGGCAAGTCAGACGAGGAAGGCAACGTAACCGTTGATCGTAACAGGACGATTCAGTTATTGGTTGATTTTTGGAGAGACAAGAGAATTAGAATATACCGTGGCACAAAAGAGGACTGGCATAATTTCTGGTTACATTGGAGTCACATTTATAGAGTTAAAGAAGAAAATAACCTTGGGGTTGAAGTTTATAAATGGCTTAGATCAAACCGTGATGATTGGGTGCATGCAACACTTTATTGGTACGTGGGGATTACAAGGTTTGGAATGAGCGGAGGAGTTGTTCATGATGGTGTTGGGAAACAACCGGACAGCTATCTTTTAAACCCAGATGGTACAGTTGATTTTGACCCTGCAAAATTATTTAATAAAAACCAACCGACAGAAGATGAAGAAGAAGAATGGTGGGCGGACGAAGAGGGTGGTGATTGGCGTAATTAAAATTTGTGTACAAAATAAAATAAGTGTATAATAAACTTATGACTATACTCGACGCATTTAATTCTCTTGGCCTTAACCTAAATAAAAACAAAGGCAAAGGAGCAGACATTGAAACCGAAGAGGGAGTAATGTCTGAGAAATTCCCAGAACTAAAACTCGACATGAGCAATGAGGACATTTTGAGTTTAACCTCAAAGTGGCAAAAAAAGTGGAAAGAATCAGAGGTTTATTCTGATTGGCAAACACACTCCAAAGAGAATGAGAATTACTGGAAGGGATTACAACATGCCCTACCAAAAACAACAAAACAAAGACCGTTGGTTGACAATGTTATCTTTGAATCACTTGAAACATATTTGCCACAGGTCACAAGGAGAAATCCAGATCCGATGGTTGTGTTATCTCGTAAAGAAAAACAAACTCCAGAAAATTTAACCTACGCAACAAATCTAGGAAAAGAACTCGGCGAAATAGCAGATGAGATTGTTTTGCGTTTGAAACTTAAAAAGACAGCTCGACACTGGGCTTTATATTTATTGGGAGCAGTAAAGGTTGGTTGGGACCTTGATAACGATACACCAACAACAAAAGTTATACGGCCACAAAAGTTGATCCTTGATCCAGACGCAACAGTTGACGAGGAAAAAGGATATACAGGTGAATTTATGGGTGAGTATAGAAAGCTCCCAGCAGGTCAAATTATAAATTTTTTAGAATCTGTTGATGCAGAGAAAGAAGCAATTGAAACAATTAAAAAATTAGCAAAAGATAAATCAGGCGAAGAGGCACTAGGGACAGAGATACAATTTATTGAGTGGTGGACAAACGAATACATGTGTTGGACGATTGGATCAGAGAATGTTTTGATGAAAGTCAAAAATCCACATTGGGATTATGATAAAGAAGAAGAGGAAGAAGAAGCTCCATATAATGAAGACGGAACACCTCAGCTTGATGAAGAAGGAAATGTTGTGATGGAAAAAAATACTGAAGAAGGAGTCAATCATTTTTATGTACCAAAGAAACCATACATTTTATTGTCAGTTTTTAATCTAGGTAAGCAACCAATTGATGAGACTTCATTGATCGGCCAGAACTTAGCGAGTCAAGACCTTGTAAATAAAAGGGTTAGACAAATCGACAAGAATGCAGACAGTATGAATGGTGGTATGGTTGTTTCATTAGAGAGATCAGGATTAACACTAGCACAATCAAAGGGTGTTACTGATGCATTAAGAAGAGGTGGAACAATTGCAATCCCAACAGGAGCCGTAGGAGAAGCTGTGCAGAGGATGAGTGCAAATTCACTACCGGGAGACGTTTATAACCAATTAGTTGACACACGGACAAGAATGAGGGATATTTTCGGCACAGCAGGTTCAAGTTCGGCAGGTTTATCAGGTGAAAAGACTGTTCGTGGAAAGATGCAAAATAGAGTTTTGGATACAGACAGAATCGGTGGAGGATTTAGTGAATACCTCGAGCAAATGGCAGATGGAATTTACAATTGGTTTGTACAATTATTATACGTTTATGATGATAGATATAATCATGGCCCAAGGCCAAAGGTAAGAGTCAGTGTTAAAGAAGGATCACTCCTTCCAAAAGACAGTGCAACCTTGGCCCAGCAAGCAATGGAATTAGCGGGTCAAAATAGAATGTCGTTATTAGATTTATACAAAGCTCTTGATTATCCTAACCCAGAAGAAATGGCCGCAAATGTTTGGCTTGAAGCGAAAGCTCCAGAAATGTTATTGTCAGGCGACGAAAGAATTAAACAAGTACTGCAACAACAAAGAGAAACCGCCGGACAAGTGGAAGATACCGGTCCAAGCAAATCAATTAGTTTTAAAGATTTGCCACCAGAAGGACAGGCTCAATTAGCAATGCAAGGAGGGATTAAGCTTCATCCAGAAGCGGTTGCTGCTTACAATAATAGTGTAGAAAAAGAAAAGATTGCAAATGAAATAATTAAAGAAAAAGCTAAAGGTCATAATAACCAACAAAATAATAAGGAGGGAGGACAATAGTATGGCTTATAAAATTAAACCAGAAGTAGCAAACGAATTTATTAAGAAAACAAAGAAGATGATTAAAAAAGAAAGCTACTCAAAAAAAGACAACAAGGATGGCCAAAAGAAGATGGCTAAACCTCGTACATATAAATAAACAATGTTATAATAAAATTATTAATTAAGCGCTCTCGTAGGGCGGCGCATTTAAATAAATAGCAAATCGAAATCTTATGACTGAACCAATTATGGCAGACACACCTCAAGAAGGAGCAATTGATGTTTCTCCTGAGGTAGATGCGGACAACACCGCTACAGCTTCGCCAACTGAAAACAACGAAACGGATGAAGCCCCATCAGCTGGGGGGGATGACGAAAATAATACTCAGCAAGACGACGAAGAGGATGGGGAAGACAACGACGACGATGCCGGAGACGGTGACGACGACGATGCCGGAAACAACTCTAAAGGAAAACCGTTTCATGAACATCCACGATGGAAAAAAAGAGAGACAGAATGGGAAGACAGATTTAATGATCAAGAAACCCGCCATCAGGATGATGTGAAAAAATTAAGGGAAGAATTCGGTGGAAATAAAAAAACCGAATCTAAACCGATACCTGAATGGTTCGGTGGTGATCAAAAGCAATGGGATGGATATCAAACAGACTTAAGCAAACAGTTTGAGGAAGTTGAAAAAAGAGCCCTTGAAAAAGTCAAAGGTGAAACAACCGCCGATACAAAGGCAGTTGAGGATGCAACCCAATACATGAAATCGGAACTTGCCATTATTGAGGCAGACGAAGACCTTAATCCATCAGGGAAAAAGGTTGATCCGAATAAACTTCTTAAAGTTGTTATGGACAATGAACTAGTAGATTCAAAAGGACGTTGGAATTACAAAGCAGGCATAAAGATTATGAATGCTAAAAGTAATAATAAACCAGCTCCCAAAAAAGATAACAAAAAGAAGATTGCAGGTGCCACAACATCCGAATCAAAAGGCGAATCAAAACCTAAAAACTTTAAAACTGGCGACGACTTTAAACAAGAGCGTCCTTGGTAAAAAAAGTATTGGGTAAGTGATTCAATTCTCATTTAATAAAATAACTTACCTAAAAAACATGACAGAATTATACGGACAAAGAGTACAAACTACAGTGCAAACAGAATACTTGCCATTTGTAGTTGACACAGTGCTTGGGTCAAACGTTCTTTTCCAACGTGTAGTACGTGCGGCAAAGAAATGGAGTGGTAGAACATTGAGAGTACCTGTAAAGGTTTCCAAAAATACTACTGGGCAATCTTTTAGAGGTTTCGACACTTTTTCAGTGGCGGCAACCGACAACAGACAGTTCATGGAATTTACTCCATCATTTTATCAAATCACTTGTGCATTGCCGGGTGATGAGCTTTCAGTAGCTGACACAGATGCAAAAATCTTAGACTTAATGAAATTGACAATTCAATCTGACACAGAAGACATGGCTGACGATTTGGGAACAATCTTCTACGCAGACGGAACTGGAAATTCAAGTAAAGATCCTTTGGGTCTTGCAGCTTTAGTTGATGACGGTTCAAATGTTGCTACCCTTGGTGGTTTAAGTAGAGCTACTTATGACACATTGCAAGGAACTGTTACTGCTTCTGGTGGTACATTAACCTTAGCTAAAATTGATACACTTTGGATCAATTGTGCTTCAGGCGCTCAAAAACCAACAGCTACATACACAACTGAAGCTATATTTAATTACTACGGTCAATTATTAAGACCTCAAGAAAGAATTACTAAGAGTGCTTCATTGATGAAGGGCTTGAAAGGTGGTACTGGATTCGAGGCTTTAAGCTACAACGGACAACCAATTTTAATGGATGAAAAGTGTACATCAGGTGCATTCATTATGGTTAGAGAACCAGACATGGATTGGCACGCATTACCATACAAAATGGCTAAAGCAGTTGCTTACAAATCTCAAATTGATGGCAACGATTACGGTGCACCAATGGGATTAGGATTTTCATGGAGTGACTGGATTATCCCAGCAAATGCTGCGGGTGTTGTAGGACACATCTACTTCGGTGGACAGTTCATTACAAAGAATCCAAAACGACATGGTAAATTAACAGGAATCACAGGTGTTTAAAAAACAATAATTATTTTGCCTTTTACCAGAGTGTGCTAGTTTTTACTAGCACACATCTGAGAGGGAGAAATACAAAGAAATAATCACATGACTAAATTACTTAACAATTATATACCAGCATTAAAATATGGAGCAAGAATTTTAAGCTCAGAAGTATTTAATGGTGGAGATGATTTTGCAACAGTAAGATATGTTGATGGAGACAATGGAAGTGATGCTAATCCGGGAACAGCTCCCGACTTAGCCAAAGCTACTATTCAAGCGGCAATTACTGCCTCATCTTCAAGAGACATTATCTATGTAAGAGCAATAGATCCAGATGCAGATGCTTCTGAACCGGGCACTTATGAAGAAGATTTGCACATCCCTTATGATAAATGGGGATTACAAATTATTGGTATGAGTGGCACAGGAATACTTCAACCATTCACTGGTCCAAAAATTAAGAACGCAACAGCGACTGCACTTTTGAAAGTAGACGCTCCGGGTGTTCATCTTAAAGGATTACAATTTAATTGTACTAGAAACAGTGGTACATACGGTGTTCAACTTACAGGTGTTGCTGGTTACGCTACTTTGGCAGGATCAATAGGAGCTATAATTGAAAATTGTTATTTCAACAATGCATCAGCTACATATGCAGCTATTAACGTTTATGGTGGATACTCTTCATTAATAAGTCGTTGTACAAATGCATTAGGAACTGACACATTAGCTATTAATCTTGATTGTAATACATTGCCAAACAACGGACACACAATCGAATACAGTAATTTCAAATCAAACAATGGCGCTTCAGTTGCATTGCACATTTCTGCAGAAAACTCAAAAGATTTAAATATCGACCATTGTAACTTTGATCAAGCTACTAAGTTTATTACAGTATTAGATGGGGCAACAGGTTTAATTTCTAACTCAACATTTAATGATGGCTCAACAGCTGTCACAGCTGACTCTACTGGTAAAATTGAAATTCCAGTAGCTTGTGATGAAGTTGGTGTTGCTGCATGTTGGGGTGGAGATGGAACAGCTGTGGACGCAAGTGGTAGCTAAACTTTAATTAAAAAAACTTAACAAATTAATATAAAAAAACACATGACAAATTTAACTGGAACAGGTCCAGCAATCGTGGCTCAAGGATTATATGAAGAAGTTTCAACTTCTTTGCATAACCTTGGCGAACTTGTTCACAGCAATGATGGAAGAACATTCCGTTATTGTAAAGCAGGTGGAACAGCTTTGGTTGCAGGTAATCTCCAACAATCATCCGCTCAAGATACTGGCGATCATAATCTTGCCGTAGCTGCAACAGCTATTGGTTCAAAATCAATCGTAACAGTTGGCACTGTAACAGTGACAGCTAACCAGTACGCAGGTGGATTCGTCACAATTGCTGACGACGCTGGGGAAGGTTATATGTATAGAATTAGTAGCCACGCAGCTGCAACAGCCGCAGTGTTTACTTTAAACCTTGAAGACAAGGTTCAAGTTGCATTAACCACTGACACAACAATTGACATAATTAAAAATCCTTACGATGGAGTTATTGTAAATCCAACAACTATCAGCTCTTCAATTGCTGGAGCAGCAGTCAAACCTTTGACAGCTTCTTACTATGGTTGGCTACAAGTATCTGGCCCTTGTGCAATGCTTGATGATGGTGGTATTACAATCGGTACTCCAGTTGTGGCTTCTGATAATACAGCTGGTGCTGTAGAAATTATTGCTGATGGAGCATCTGAAATTATTCAGATCGTTGGTACAGGTATTATTGCTTCAACATCAACAGAATACGGAACAGTCAATTTAAGATTACTATAATCATTTAAAAAACGGTGCTTATAAAATTGGCTGGACTCACCGCGCCAGCCCCGGGTTTCCCGGTATAATTACAATACTTATATGAGTAACAAATTTATATTCTTCAACTTCACTGACAAACCATTCACAGGTTTCTGGAATGGAAAAGCATACACTTTTAAGTCGGGAGTAAAAAAATACTACCCGCAATTAATTGCTAGGCATTTTGCAAAACATTTAACAAATCAAATTTTAAATGAAACAGGAAATGAGAGATCAACGTCTCCTAAAAAACCAGAAGAAGTGCCAGTATTTATGGAAATCTTTAATAAAGCATTCCTTGTAGAAGAAATTCCAGATGATGATAATCTTGATATTGAAAGTGGTGGAAAAAAAGTAGGAGAAGCTTCAATGAACATCAAGACTAAACCTAGAGAAATGATTGATCCTTATGACGCCTCAGCTAATCCAGCAGTTGGACCCGGCGGAACACCTCAAATAATTGGTGTAGATGTCGAACCAGAAGGTGAACCAAAGCAGGATCCTAAAACAGACGAGGATGACTATGAAGACAGTCCAAAAACAATTAATAATGAAAGTGATGAAAGTGAAGCTAAATAGCTAACTTAATTACTATGACAATAAGCTCAACATTTAAAAGGGATGCAAACAGGGTCCCAATTACAACTAACGGTTTAACTGAAACAAAAGAAATAACGTATGCGGCCGGTTCAACAGGTGCGATCGGTGCAGCTACATTATTTACGGTTAAGGGAGACGTGTTGGCGCGTATTTTTGCCGTCTGTTCAGCCAATTTAACATCAGGCGGGGTTGCAACCATCGAGGTTGGAATAGCCGGCAACACAGCCTCATTGATTGCCTTGTCAACAGCGACAGACATTGATGCTGGAGAAGTTTGGATTGACACGGCTCCGGCTACTGTCGAACCATTACCAGCACAAAACATTCTAACCAATGGAACAGACATAATCCAAACAATTGCAGATGCCACGGTAACAGGTGGTGTTTTAAAGTATTATTGTTTGTGGACACCATTATCTGAGACAGCTAACATAGTGGCTACTTAAAAAACAAATGCAATTACTTGATCCAGATGAAATCAAAAAAGAAAAACATGAGGCAAATGAGCAAGCAAAGACACGCACTCAGAAACTCGCAGAGGAAGAGAATAGACTCTCTCTCCAAGTTAATCGTGCCCGTGCGGATGCTGATATCATCATCAAGGAAATTGACAATGAAGTTAAAGAATATAAGGAAGAAAAAAAGATTGAAAAATCAAAAATCACTCAAGATGTTTTACACCTTGAAGAGAGAAGAAAAAAACTACTTAAACCAATCGACGAGATTAAAAAAGAAGCTGAAAAAGAACTCAACGAAGCAAAAGAAATTAATGTTGAATCTAAAAGAGAAAGAGAATGTTTGGTTGATGATAGAGAAAAAAATCAAGACTTTGCAGAAACAAACCAAGACAAAAAACAAGAACTAGATGAGAGAGAGGAAGAAATTAAAGAGGTTGAAAAAAGAATTGAAATTGAAAAATCAGAATCAAAACAATCACTTAAAAGAGCTGGAGACGAATGGATTAAAATTGGAACAGCAACCGACAAATTAAATAAAATAGAAACGGAATTAAATATAAAAGAAAAAGAACTTGAGACTTACGAGAAGACATTAGAAATCAGAAACGAAGAGCAAGATAAAAGACACATTGAATTATTCAACGAAAATAAAAAAATCCAAAGTAATTATTTGGCACTAGAAACGGCCAAGGAACACTTGGGAATTAAATAAGATGACTAAAGCAGTAAAAGACAACAATCGAGTCAACACACTTATTGGCGTTTTAAATACAGACGGCGAGACTATTAAACAAGCCCACGCAAGTCCAACTACTCACATTTTAAATACAATGGGTGCAGTCGGTGGTAGTGATTATGGAAATGATGAGGCCGGGCGTGATCCAAATAGAGTCACAACAATGTTGGCGGCCTCTAGCTCAGACGGTGTTACTGCAGTTCCACTTTATATTGACTTAAATAATTTTCTATTAATAAAATCAACTTAAAAATATGTCAGACGCAAAAAGAGATAATAACAGAGTGCCAACATTGATAGCAGTATCAAATGTTGATGGCACAACACCCGTATTATTGTGGGCCGACCCGGTCACACATAGATTACTCGTGTCTGCCTCATCAGGAATGCTTGGGGACTTAACTGATGTAACACTGACAGCAGAAGCTCAGGGCGACATTTTATATTATAATGGATCAGCATGGGTAAATTTGGGAGTTGGTACAAGTGGCGAGTATTTAAAAACACAAGGAATTGGAGCAAACCCAACATGGGATACTCCTGTAGGTGGTGACGTTTCTAAAGTTGGAACTCCAGTAGATAATCAAGTAGGTGTCTGGACTGGAGACGGTACGATTGAAGGTACAGTAAATTTAACTTATGATGGTGCAAATCTTTTATTGACAGGGGACATAGGAATTACTGGAACTCGCATCACAAAAGGTTGGTTAGTAGATTTAGAGGTTACAAACACAATCGTTGGATCAATTAATTCTGTTATTGCAAGCAACGCGGCTGGACCAGCAATTGCTGATGAAGCGGCGACAACATCAAACCCAACACTTATTCCAAATAAAGCAGAAATGGACACAGGGATTGGGTGGGCTTCAGATGAAATTGCAATTGTACTTGGGGGATCAGCACAATATAGTTTCGACGGATCAGAATTTAATGCAGGTGGAAATAACTTCACTAATGTTGGTACAATCGGAATAACCGGCACAAGAGTGACTAAAATTTGGGTTACAGATTTAGAAATTACAAATGCGATAGTTGGAAGTATTACAGGGAATGCGGCCACAGTAACAACCAATGCAAACTTAACAGGAGATGTTACTTCTATTGGAAATGCCACAACTATTGGGGCGTCCAAGGTAACAGAAGCAATGCAGGTTTTGGATGACAATACTACAAACGATGTTTCAATAACCAAACATGGATATGCACCGAAAGGGACAAATACAGGCTCAGCTTTCTTAAGAGATGATGGCACTTGGGCTGTCCCGGCAGGCAGTGGCGATGTTTCAAAAGTAGGCACACCAGCAGACAGTCAGATTGGAGTATGGACAGGCGATGGAACAATTGAGGGAACATCGGGTCTTACTTACGATGGTTCAAATCTTTTGCTCACAGGGGACATAGGAATTACTGGAACTCGCATCACAAAAGGTTGGTTCGCTGATTTAACAGTGACAAATGCAATCGCAGGATCAATCACAGGAAACGCGGCGACCGTGACAGGCTTTACTCCAGCAAGTGGAAGTTTAACATTGTCAGGTGCAGACGCTTTAACACTTACAACAACCGCAGCAACAAATGTCACACTTCCAACAACAGGAACGTTGGTCACAACAACAAACTTGGCTGATTATTTACCTTTGGCTGGTGGCACAATGACTGGCGATATTCAATTAGGCGAAACAGATATCAAATTAGACGCAGTTTTATCAGGCGATGAAAAATGGTCAGGAATTACAATAGTTGGAACAGCAGGTGCTACTTTGGCAGTTGGAGATGTTTGTTATCTTGGTTCAGCAGGTAAATGGTTATTAGTTGATGGAATACTTGATGGAACAGACACAGGATTTAGTAAGCAATTGGGAATGTGTGTGCTTGCAGGAAATGATACAGATCCAACAGAAATGTTGGTTAATGGAAAGATTAGAAGTGCTACACTTCCAGCTTTAACAATTGGTTCACCAGTTTATCTCGATGACACGGCTGGAAATTTGGTAGTGGCTCAACCATCAACAACTAATTTTGCAATCAGAGTGGTTGGATACGGAATTACAGCGGAAGATTTGTATTTCAATCCAAGCAATGATTATATAGTACATGTTTAAAAAACTACTACAATTTATAAAACAAGATTTTAATGAAGAATTTTTTGAAGACAATCAAGACATCATTCTTAAAGTTGCAAATAAATGGTATTTAAGTTGGTTATTAGGGTTGCATAGATTACCAAAAGAACTTAAAGGAAAAGTAATTGATAAAATTACACCAAATTCAATTAATACAATTATTGGAATTAAAGATGATAAATATGAAGTAAAAGGAACTTTTTTTACAAGACCAAGATTTTCTGAAGCAATGGCATTTAATTTAAGCCCATTTACTTATTTGAAAAATAATGCACAAACAAAATTTCAATGGAGATTTAGTCCTGTTGGTGCAATGGCAATGCTAACTATTGGATTTTTTTCAAAAGGATTAGGATTTTTCTTTATAGGTTCTACTACGACAAGTTATTATGCAGGAGCAGGTGATGGAGCAACAGTTAATGCTTATGACACAGATTGGCAGACAATAAGAGAAGAAGGCACTGCCTCACAGGGATTGAGATTAAATCCAGCTAAAGTTAGAGCATTTAAAGACGGAACAACAGACGATAGATTTGGTATTGGAAGAGCATTTTATCCTATTGATACTTCTGCTATTCCAGATACAGATGAAATATCTTCTGCTACATTATCATTATATGCAAACACTAAACAAACTACTGTAAATTTAGTAATGTCAAATCAAACACAGTCTAATACGGCAGCACTAGCATTGGCAGACTATGACCAAATTACTTTAAACAGTCCAACAGAATATGCAACAAGAAAGTCAAGTGGTGATTATTCTACAAGTGCTTATGTAGGATGGTCTTTAAACTCAACAGGATTAGCAGGGATATCTAAAACTGGATATACAAAACTATCTATTAGAACAGCAAATGATGTTGATGATTCAGAGCCAGCAAACGCAACTTATTTGGGTATCTATTTTTATGGTTCAACAGAAACAGGGACAACAAAAGACCCTTATTTAAGTGTTACATATACAGTTGTAACAACAGACATAAAATCATATAACGGACTTGCCTACGCTTCAATCAAATCAATAAATGGTGTAGCAAAAGCAGACATGAAATCATTTAATGGACTAGAATAAAGATAATAAAATAAA